AGCCCGTGCGGCCGACAGACGGCCCGTTCATCGAGTGCTTATGGGTGGAAGAGGCCGATGGCGGCCGAGATGACGATGGCGGCAATAACGAGCCAGATGGTCGCGGCGGCGCAGAAGCACAAAACGCGCTTCATCGGGCGATCCCGAAAATTTGGTAAGCCGTGAGCAAAAGACTGCTGCGCGATGCAGCCGGCGCCCCGTTACGCCAGATCACCATGCGCGATATGCACGCTCGGTAGCAAAATCAAAGCTCCGCCGAGAATTGCCACGATGACGAGCCCGCATTGTAGGCAACAATCAGACCGCCGACGTTGAATCCGGAAGCCATGACGTCGGCTTGAAACACGGTTGCGGTCGTGTAATTCGTACTGATCGTGCTGCTGGTCCCGGTATGGGTGCCGTCGTAGAGCCCGACAGCCGATATCGTCACGCTCGGCGCCGTTCGCATCGCGACCGGCAGCGGCCCGGTCATGCGCGCAGCCAGCGTCTGGCTTGCGTTGCCTATGCCGCAGGCGCCGAAAGTGGCAAAGCCTTGGAAATATCGCTGGCACAATGCCAGTTCGGTGGCGACCGGCCGCAGCTCCGGCGCCGGCGGATTGGCATTGAGCCCGGTCGGAACGCCGTTGGTGACCCGGATATCGCACTCGGTGATCTGGACTGATTTGCCGGACGATCCGAAATTATTGCCAAAGTCGAACGCGATCTCGAGTCCATTGTAGGACGCGGCATTTGCCTGGAAGGTGTAAGAGACGAGCGTCCACGCCGACACCGCACAGACCTGCAACGAGACGGCGTTCACGTCCGCCGTGACCGAGGCGTAATTGTCCTGCGCACTCGGCCGGTTGACGGTGAGCTTCGGCGTGATGCTGCCGCCCGTATTGTTGAAGAGCTGCGCCTGCACCGTGACGGTCTGGCCGCAGAAGGCCGCCGCCATCAGGCTTTCGATGCGCTGCTTAATGGTAAGATCGGTCACCGCGCTCGCGCCCGTGACCTGCAGGCTCGCCTTGGTCACGAGCCGGCCGCCAGCCTGCGCGGCCGTGACGCTGGCGCCGGACGGCAGCACGATCCAGCCGTCTGCGGTGTAGGCGCCCGAAGTGGTCGAGGTCAGCCCGGACGTGCCGCGCTGCCATACGTCCATCGTGCCGTTACGGAATTTGTTGAGAAAGCCGCCGGCGATCTCCGACAGCCGCGCGGCGGGCCAGCCGCCGGCCGTCGTGCCGTCCTGCACCACAACGCGATTATTGGTGGCGTCGACGTTCATCTCGCCGGCCGCGCCGGTGAAGGCGGCCATCTGCGATTGCGTACCGCGCCGGAATTGAACCTGTACGGCTGTGGTCATGTGATGCTTTCCTATACGGCGCCGAAGTCGGCGTCCCATTCAACTGCGAGAATAAGAGAACTGCCGAAGTCGTCGCTCACTGCGGGCGCGGCCGCGACCGGGCCGAAATCGAGCGAACTTGCGGTCAACATCGCTTCGGCGACCGGATGGTCCGCGCCGCCGCCGGTGGGCGTATAGGCATAGGCGGCACACGATGACAGCGCCTCGACGCCGCCGCCAAACACATTGAACGACTGGAATTTCAGGAAAAGCGTTTGGCCGATATATTGCGGCGGCAGATCGTATTCGAAGATCGCGTTATCGAGCCGTGCGAACCGCGCACCGGAAGCGTGCGCGGCCAGTCCCGAATTGTAGAGTCCGCGATAGAGCGTCGTCAGCGAATAGCAATGCGCCGAAGTCAGCGTCGCGGTCTCGTAGGAAACCAGTTCCGAATCGACGATGCACAGCGTATTGCCGAGTGCCGCATCCGTCGTACTGCCGCTCGACAGCGCGCCGCCGCTTTCGGCGAGATTGACTGCCAGGCTGTTCGCAGTGTCCGGATTGGTGCCGCTAAACAGCGCCAGCGCCGCGGTGATCGTTCCCATTCGCGCCGGCTGGGAGATGGTGCCGATCTGGCTGTACGAGGTCCCATCGAGCGATAGCCAGACATTGCAGCCGCCCCAGTTCGGATCGGCGGCACCGCCGGAGCCGCCCGACACCGCGATCCACACCTGAGGCGTCGCTCCAACGAGCGACGCCGGCGGCTCGAAGATGATCGGCGCATTGACGGCGTCCGCAGTGACATTCCGATTGATCGGGTTGTTGACAACCGGTTGCGTCGGATAGAGCGTCGCGGTCGCCACCCCCAACGGAAATTCTTCCGCGGTCACGCTCAGGAATCCGTTGTCGTCCTCCTCGATTTCAGTGATGCGGATCGGAGCATCGGAGAGACCCAAGATGGTGTCGCTCACCGTCACCAGGTCCATGGGATCGAGCAGGCAATATTCCCAGGACAGGCGGAACTTGTACGTGTTGCGAATGTAAACGGCCCGCTGCACCATGAGCTGGCCACAGATCGCGGCGACATCGTAATCGCAGATTTCGTGCGCGGTGACGGTCGGCGCAATGCGCATGCCGTAGAGCTCGATCGCGCTCTGATCGCGCGATTCGACCGTCGTCAGGTTATAGGCATTGCTGCGGTCAGCAGCCTCGAGGCGCCACACATTATAGGCCGCGTATGGATCGGAGCGCGACACCTGCAGGGGATCTTCGTTGTCTTCAAGCTTGAAGTCGTCATCGTCGAGATTGTAGATCGGCGTCACGTTCGGCGTGTAGGTGACGCCATTACCGCTGACCGGCGTATCGCCGTAAGGAATGAAACGCAGCAGGCCGCCCGACCAGACGGCCGCCGTGTTGGTCAGCTGCAGCCAGCGCGTCAGGATCGACGACGCCTGCTCCTGATCGACAAGACAAGGCGACAGCGCCAAACCGATTGCGCGGCAATAGGTCTGATAAGCCGCATCGGTGCCGCTCTGGGTGAACAGTGTCGTGGCATCGATGCTGCCGCCCGGCAGACCGACGCCGAATTGCGCATCGGTCAGAAAGTCGCTGACGCACAGCGCGGGGTCGGCATCGACAAACGAAAAGCCCGAGCCACTGCCGACCTGATCCAGAGAATTATAAGCCAGTTGTCCGTAGCCGCTGCCGTATCGGAGGCCCTGCACCTCAAAGTTATGGTTGTCCAGCGTCGCGTTGTCGCCAAGGCCATAGTTCTCCGCCGCCAGATAGGCGGTGCCCTCATAGCCCAGCGCCTGCGCCGGATAGGCCGCGGCCACATAGCCCCACGGCGCCTGCGGATCCGTTCCGGTAAACAGCGATAGCCCGAGCGCTGCCAGCGTGGAGACGGATTGGCCTTTCCAAATCTGATTGATGCCGGCGATCGCGCCCTCGCACAGCGCCATGATCACGGATGCGCTGTATGTCGTCTCGCCCTGACCGCTGCTGAACAGGCCTCCCTTGCCGCCGCTATTGGCATAGTTCGTGACAAAGTCATTGTACCAAACGATATTGGGGGCGAGCTTCGACATCCCCCACACGATCGGAATCGGCAGCGTGTTGACCGCTGTCTGAATCTGCAGCCCGGTATAGTCCGGCGTCGTGACCGGCTGACTGCCGCCGAAAAGTCCGCTCATTTTTCAATGGCGCGCAAAATGCCGCCCTCCAACCCATTTTGCGCGCCAGACCAATTTTCACGCGAAACGCTCGCGCCACCCTCCAACCCGCTCGCGTGTCGCATGTTACCTGCCCAAAAACTGAAGAAGCGCGGCTTGCGCGCCGGGTCGGACAGTGGGCCGCTGCGATCGACTTCATCTTCAATGACGCGTCGTGCCGGATGATAGGCATGCACGATCGCAAGCGGCGCGGCCGCCGTGACGATACCGCCATGCGAATAGCAACGGCCGAAGCGAAGCACCATGACGTCGCCGGGCTGCGGATTTTCGATCTCGCAACAGCGATCGAACACAAAGCCGAGATAACGCTCCTCGCTGCGGTGCAGATGCCAATCCGCCGGATAGGGCCGCGGATCGAATGGCGCACAGAGCCCGGTGTCGACAAACACGCGGACGATCAGCATGCCGCAATCGACGCCAGTGCCTTTGATGTCGGCGCAGTTGTGGTATGGCGTGCCAATCCAGGACCGCGCCTCGGCGACCACCGCCGCGCGCTGGGCGACTTCAATCAATGCCATTGGCTGCCCCAACATGACTTTTGGCTTGACGGATGATGTGAATATACACATATTCGTGCATGGCCCTGCCCGACGAGCCCAAGCCGCTGATCTGGCGAGGTTCCTCGCAGCGCGATTTCGCTGCATTTCCTCGATCGACGCAGCGGGAGATGGGCTACGCGCTGTTTTTGGCCCAATTGGGCGAGCGGCATCCGCGGATGGCAAAAGGACTGAAGGGCTTCGGTGGCGCGTCGGTGATAGAGATCAGACACAACGACTACGGCAGTACCTACCGCGCCGTCTACACTGTCCGTTTTGCCGACGCGATCTATGTCCTGCACGCTTTTCAGAAGAAGTCGAAAAAGGGCATAGCAACGCCCGCAGCGGAAATTGACCTCGTCAAGAAACGTCTCGGCGATTTGATCAGGGAAAAGGAGCAATCGCGATGAGTAAGAAGCCTGCGGCGAGAGACCCGTCCCGAAACGTGTGGCTGCAGCTCGGCTTTGCCGACGCTGAAGAACATTATCTAAAGGCAGAACTTGTGCTTCGGTTAAGCCATGCAATCCGGTCTTTCGAGCTGACCCAGCGCGCGGCGGCACAACGGATCGGCACCACTCAGCCCGAGCTATCAAAAATCCTGCGCGGAAAATTTAGCGAAGTCTCCTTGGAACGTCTCATGCGGTTTCTTACGGCGCTCGGCTGCCACATCGAAATCACGATCGGCACCAACCGGGGCAGCAAGCCAGGCGAAGTCATTATCAAAGATGCGCGACGCAAGGCAGCATGACGTCAGCCAAAACGCCGCCTCAGATCGCCATCTGTGGGGGCGGCACGTAGGGAAAGCCGCGGAAGTTTGCGAGATTGTTGAACTTGCTCTGGCAAGTGCCCGGGGTGTGATCGCAACCGTAATAGACCGTGAAGCCGTCGCCGGCTGCCGGCGCGCTTTCGAGCGGATAGAGCAGCTTGAGCGAACTGCCCGGGGCGACCGACCCGACCGTCGCCGTGACGCCGGCATTCGCTCCGGACGTGAACGTGATTGAGCCCTGCTGGAAATTTGCGTTTGCACCCGACCAATTGATCACCGACGCAGTAGAACCCGCGCCTGCGGTGCCGCTGGTCCCGAACGCGTTCTTCACCAGGGTGCAGCCGGAATCGTAGAGTGTGTGCAGGCAGGTCGGTTGATAGACGTTGCGCGGCATGTCGATGTCGAGCAGCACCAGATCGGAATTGACGTTGAGCTTGGCGCTGGTGCGCCCGATTTCGTCGATGACGCCGAGCCGGCCCTTGAACAACAGCACAGATCCGATCGCCGTGCCCCCGATCCGATCCGAGAAAAAGACGCGGTACCGGACGATCTCGGCGCCATCGAATGAGCCGTCCCGGAGCGCCTGCAGAAACGGCGCGCCGGCGGTGATGGTGTCGATCGAACGCGCCGCGATCGTGATCTGCTGCCGATCGACCTCGAGGCCGACTGACGCGCGGTATTTCAGCCCGTCGATCAGGATGGAATTCCCGAGATAGGTGTTGCCGTTGTAGCTGAACGTCACCTCAACGTTGGTGTAGCAAAGCACCAGCCCCGTGCGCAGCGTGAGGGTAAAGGCGTCCGCCATCAGGAGCGGCACATCTGGATTGGAGCGCGCGTCGTTCAGATAGGTGACGAGCGCGGTTGAAGTCGGCTTCATGGTTATGGTTTCACGCTGCGGAATTTCATGCTGTCGAGCCGCCAGAGGTGCGACATGAATTCCTCGAAATCCATCCGATCGTCGAGAAAGCGGCAGTTGAACGCGTAGGCGAAGTCGGCCGAGATGGTCGCGCCGCCGCCCGGCGCGCTGCCGAAGGTCAACGTATTCGGCGCCGTCAGGCTATAGCTGCTTGCTGACTGCACCACGCCGGCGAGATAAACATTGCTGATGCTCGTGACCCAACCGGCGGGTTCGAGGAAGCCGCCGAGCGAGCGCATCATGGTGAACGATGCCGTTGTGCCGTCGCCCGTGGCAAAGGCTTGCGCCGCGGCGGCGTTATCGTCCGGATCGGTGTAGAGAAACGTGCCGAACTGGCCCTGCAGCTGCAGGAAAAAACCCATCAGGTTTTGCAGGCTCGAAGCGCCGAGCCCGATAAAGCTTGGCGTCGCCGACGAGGCGAGTCCGTTATAGACCGCTTCGAACTCGTAGAGCGGATAGCTCATCAAGGCGACGCGCACCTCGCGGCCGGAGACGTGCGAAGCGACGCGGGTGGAGAAGCCCGGCTTCTTGTGCCGCGACCAGGACAGCCCGGCGAGACTCGGCAGCGACGGCGGCGTGGTCATGCAGCATCCTCCTCGCCTCTCCTGCGAGGAGAGTTTTCACCAGCGCACGGTCTTCAGACGCAGCGACTGCAGCGCGTAGAGCGTCGCCAGAAATTCTTCAGTGTCCGCGCTGTCGTCGTCGAAACGGCACAGAAAGTACCAGTGAAAGTCGGCCGTAACGGCAACACCCGATGCGGGCGCGGCGGCGAAACTCACCGTCGGCGCCAGCGGATTGGCAGCGACGGTGTACCCGCCGGCTTGCAGCACGCCGTTGAGATAGACGTTCGGCGGCGTGCCAATATTAACCGGCACGATCGCCGCACTGCCCAGCGTTACGGTAAAAGCAAACGTCGTTGTTGTGCCGTCACCAACGCCAAGCGCTTGCGCGGACACCGGCGATAACGTGGGCGGCTCGAAATAGAACGACGCGGTCTCGCCCTGGCACTGTTCAAAGAAACCGAGAATGGTCTGCAGCTCGTTCTCAGGCGACAGCATAGGCAAGACGTCGTAGTTCAGCTCGATCGCCCAGAGTGGGGTCACATATCTGGCAGCCCGCAATTCCCGGCCCGACACGTGCATCGCCCTGCCGGTCGCAAACACTGGAGCGAACTTGACCGACCAGCCGAGTGTCGGCAGCGCCGGAAACGTCGCATACGATCCGGGTGCCGGCGGGTCGCTCGGCACGAGGGGCGCCAGAAACGGTCCCTTGCCGCCGACCCAGTTGCCGGCGGGCCAGTCACTGGCGTCGCCCCACACGCCGCCCAGTTGCGGAAACACGGGAAACGGCCGCGCGTCCCAGTTCCACGCCGACATGAACGCGGTCTGGATCATCGGCACGCCGGCCGCCGATGTTTCGTTATGACCGTCGGTCACCCAGTACTGGTAGACGGCCTGCAGCGCCAAGAGCTGCAGCGCGTCGTCACGGCGCGGCCAGTATTGACCGGCAGTGCTTTGGCTCGGGTCCCAGACGGACCAGAACGGCGTTGCGCTTTCGACCGATGCCGGGCTGTAGAACACGTTCGGCTGATTGGTGCC